TGGTAATTCGAACCACGATTTTTTTCTAGAAAGTGGGTTTTGGAAAAGTCCGATTTGTAGTCCGTTTGCTTGGAAAGTCCGGCCATGGCAGTGAACCTGATCACCAAATCAGCGTACGCGCGGCTGCGTGGATGCGATGAAAAGGCGGTGCGCAAGGCTGTCAATGAGGGGCGTATCAGCCTGATTGATGGGAAGATTGACCCGGCTGTTGCGGACATTCAGTGGGCGCGGAACACTCGGGCTCGTGTGTCTCAGTCGCCAGCCGGTGCAGCAGCTGAGACGGTGGCATTGGATCTGGAAGTGGCTATCGATGCAGCACCTGGTGCAGCAGCTGGTGCACGTCAGTCTGAAAAGGTTCCTGTAGATCCGGGCTACATGCAATTCAGGTCTCGGCGCGAGGAAGCCGACGCCCAGATCGCGGAAATGAACGCCGCCAAGATGCGCGGGACCATGGTGATCCGGCAAGACGTCGACCGTGGCATGTTCGAGATCGGGCGTGAAGCGCGTGACCGGTTGCATGCCTGCGCCAGGCGCATTGCGTCCGAGGTTTCATCCATCACATCGGCTGAAGAGATCGAGGCGATCATGGATCGTGAGCACCGCATCGTCCTGGAACTGCTGGTCACCAGCTTCCGTGAAAAGATTGGCGCTGCCGCAAAGGAATCGTCATGAGTGACATGAGCGACGGCTATCAGATCGCTCTGGATGCCTTCGCGCGTGGCCTAGAGCCGGACCCCAACCTTACGGTGGACGAGTGGTCTGACCGGTTCATGGTCATTCCCAAGAGTACGGGCAGCAATGAGGCGGGACCCTACCGCACGGCCCGTACACCGCACGCCCGGGAAGTGATGCGGGCGCTGTCCGACAGCCACCCTTGCAAGCGCGTGGTGGTGATGGGGGCATCGCAAATGCTCAAGACGCAGGTGGGACTGAACTGGTTTATGGCCAGCATTCACCAGTCGCCATCCAACTTCCTCTGGCTGGTGCCCACGGGCAAGCTGCAGAAGCGCGCGGCCTCCCGGATTGACAAGACCATCGCGGCCATCCCGCAGATCGCGCAGCGCGTGGCCAAACCCCACAGCCGGGACAGCAACAACAACAACGACATCAAGGAATACGTGGGCGGCGCGCTCTACCTGGCGACCGCCGGCGCCGCTGCCAATCTGTCCGAGCTGAGCGTGCGCCGCGTGCTGTTCGATGAGATCGACCGGGCCAAGGAAAACGTGGGCGGGGAGGGTGACCCCGGGGAGCTGGCCGAGGCCCGCCAGACCACCTTCGAGCGCAACCGAAAAACCTACTATCCCAGCTCCCCCACCATTGAGGGCGAGTCCGTCATTGAGGGTCTATACCGTCGCGGCACCCAGCGCGAGGCCCTGGCCGAGTGCATCCACTGTGGTCATGCCCAAGTGCTGGTCTATGAAAACCTCATGATGAGCGACGACGGCACCCGCGCCATGTACCCGTGCATCGAATGCGGTGGCTTGCATGAAGAGGGCGACAAGACCCGCATGTATGCCAACGGCCTGTGGACCGATGGCGTGCCTGGTGACGGCGAGACCGAGAGCTTCTGGATCAGCGGCCTGTTTCTGCCCTATGGCTGGATTCCGTGGGTCTCCCTGATGCGCCAGTACAAGTTGGCCAAGGCCAAGCTGGACGAAGGCAGCGAAGAGGCCATGATCGTGTTCTACAACACACGCCTGGCACGGTGTTGGGCGCGCAGCAAGGAGTCCACCCGCTTCGACGCGCTCATGGCCCGGGCCGAAGACTACCGCCTGGGCACTGTGCCCGCGGGCGGCTGCGTGCTCACCGCCGCGATCGACACTCAGGCCTACCGTCTGGAGTTGAAAGTGGTGGCATGGGGCGAGGGCATGGAGTGCTGGGTCATTGACTACCACGTCATCCACGGCTCACCCGCCGAACTGGAGACCTGGGAGAAAGCGGACGAACTGCTCAAGGGCCGATACCGCCACGTCAGCGGCGCTATGCTGAACATCAGCGCCACATTCATCGACTCCGGTGGATCCAACACGCAGGACGTGTACAACTTCGCGGCCGAGCGCAAGCGGCGCAACATCTTTGCCATCAAAGGCCACAGCCGCCCGAATCGGCCCATCCTTAGCGCCAAGCCCAGCCTGGTGGACATCACCTGGAAGGGCAGCACCAAAAAGAACGGCGCACAGCTCTGGTTTGTGGGGCCGGACACCGCCAAGGACTATTTGCAGGCCCGTTGGTCGCGCCCCAGTGGCCCCGGCGCGGTGCATTTCAGCTCTGATTTGCCAGAGACCTACTACAAGGGTCTCACCGCTGAATACCGCACCTATGGATACAAGCGCGGCGTCAAGGTCAGCTGGTGGGAAAAGAAGAAAGGCGAGGCCAATGAGCCGCTGGACTTGATGAATTACAACCTGGCAGCCGCCTACTTTCTGGGTCTGCACAAGAAATCCGAGCACAACTGGGCCTCATTGCGCTCCCGCCTGGTGCCCCAGGTGCTGGATTTGTTTGCTCAGGATGCCGAAGTGCCTGCTGAAGTGGCGAATGCACTACCGGTTGGAACCCCCGCACCCGTCACACCGGCACCCGCTGTATATACGTCTGCACAGCCAGTCACTCCACCCGTACCTGCCGCCGCCCCCAAGGTCGTCAACGGCAAGATTTCACTCTCTGGCCTTCGTAGGGGTAATAGATGATGCGCGACAAAATCGATTTTTCCGCCTTGGAGCCCGACATCGTCGCGCTAGTCCTGCAAAAGGTTATTGAAATGTCTCCCGGCTTCAGCCAGGCCCTTGCCCGCCAGATTGAACAAGACATCAAGGAACAACATGGTGGCCAGCGCCTGTTTGTGCCCAAGGGGGCCAAGCGCCTGACGCCTGAGCAGCGTAAATCGGTCTTTCAAGACGGATTGACGCAGCTATCGGACCATGAAATTGTCGAAAAACACCAGATCAGCAAAACCACCCTGTGGCGGATCATGAAAAGCGGCGGTGGTCGATTCAGCGGATAGGGCAGTTTCACTTTGCCCTATTTGAAACAGCCATTTTTTGGGACAGTCGGCTCCAACACTGGAGCCACCCATGGCGGGAATCACCCTTCTACAAGCCCAAACCCAACTCGACACCTACCTAGCCGCTGAAACGGCTGTTCTTGCTGGGCAAAAATACGAGATTGCGGGGCGCATGCTTGCCCGCGCCGATCTTGAATTTGTGCAAAAAGGCGTTGAGACCTGGAATGCACGGGTGATCACACTCACCAATAAGTCAATTGGCCGTAGCCGTGGCCGCACTGTGGTGGTCGGTTGATGCAAAAGGCAACCATCCAACCCATGGCTACACGCACCGTGTTGCCTACCCAGCGCACCGTGCAGCTCACCACTGCCGTGCTCGATGCTTGGCGCGCACAGCACGGCCCAGAGACAACTCGCAATGCAACTGGCGGGCAAACTGCACTGGCAGGTGGCTACTCCGGCGCACGTATTGACCGCGCCCAGCTCAGCCGCTGGATGCCAACTGCAGGCAGCGCCAACACCGATACGATCCGCGACCTTCCCATGCTGCGTGCCCGCTCGCGGGACCAAATGCGCAACGCACCCGTGGCGTTGGGGGCCATCAACACTACCGTCAGCCATGTGGTGGGTACCGGCCTTACCTACACCCCTGCCATTGATGCCGAGTATCTGGGCCTCAATGACGAACAGGCCGAGGAGTGGCAAGACAACACCAAGCGCCGCTTCAAAGCCTGGGCCGAGTCGCCCGATTGCGATGCCGCCCGCCAGTTGGACTTTTACGGCATCCAGGAGCTTTCATTTCGCAGCTTTCTGGAGTCTGGCGACGCCTTTGTACTCACTCCTCGCCTGGCCCGCGCTGGCAAACCCGCCAGACTGGCCCTGCAGCTTATTGAAGCCGACCGCGTCTGCAACCCGAACCGTACCGCAGACACAGCCACAGTAGTGGATGGCGTGGAGATATTCCCCAACACCGGGGAGGTGTTGGCCTACCATGTAGCCCGTCAGCACCCAGGCGGCATTCTGTACGGTGGTAATCAGTGGGACCGTGTAGCAGCTCGCGGAAGTTCCACCGGCCGGCGCAACGTGCTGGCCATCTTCAAACCCATTCGCCCTGGCCAGGTGCGCGGCGTGCCATGGATCTCTCCGATCCTGGAGCCGCTCAAGCAGCTGGGGCGCTGGTCGGATGCAGAGCTGAATGCCGCAGTCGTCTCAGGCCTCATGGCCACTTTCGTCAAGATGGACCCCGACGCCTTTGACAGTCTGTACGACGAAGACGCCCAGGGCGCAATCATCGAGACTGCCAGCAAATGGTCGGGTGAGATGGAGTCTGGCAAAGCCATCAACCTGCTGCCCGGTGAGAGCATCGAATCCCCCGCACCTGGCAGACCCAACCCCGCGTTTGACCCCTTCTGGACCGCCATGGTGCGCCAGATCGGCATGGCCCTGGAGATGCCCTACGAAGTGCTAGTCATGCACTTCCAAAGCAGCTACTCTGCAGCCCGCGCCGCCTTGCTCATGGCCTGGAAGTCTTTCCGCTCCAAGCGCGACTTGCTGGCAAAAACCCTTTGCCAGCCTGTGTTTGAGCTTTGGCTGGCTGACGAAGTAGCCGAAGGCCGAATCAGCTGTCCTGGTTTCTTTGCTGACGACATCGTGCGCGCCGCTTGGTGCGCATCCATCTGGACGGGAGACGGTCCTGGCTCCATCGACCCACAGAAAGAAGTGGACGCAGCCCAGAAGCGCGTCGACCTGGGCATCAGCACCAAGCAGGCTGAAAGCATTGCCTACGATGGTGTGGACTGGAACGTCAAGCACGAACAGCGGGTCAAGGAAATCAACGCTGAAAAGCGCGACGGCATCTATGTACCTCCCGCTGGCAGCCCAGCTAAGCCAAACGATACCGTGCCCACGGAAGATGGCCTACCGGTCAAGAACCCTAGAGGCGACAGCTTGGCCGCCCAGGAGCAATCATTTGCCGACATCAACGCCCGCCTGGATGCACTCGCCAAGCAGCCGCAGACTATCACCATCAACACACCGCCCGTCACTGTGAATCAGGGCGACACGCACCACCACATCGCGGGGCCCACGGTTGAAGGGCACGAGATCAGCGTGAATCTGCCAGAAGGTTGCATCCAGTTGGAGGCCACGGTGCAGGCCGCGCAGGTCCATGTCGATGTGCCGGCGCCCCAAGTCATCGTGCAACAAGCGCCCAAGCAGTCCATGCACCAGATCCACAAGCGCGATGACGACGGAAACCTTACCGAAACCCTAACCACTTATAAGGTGTAAAAAATGTCATCGTTCAATTTCACCAACATCGCCAAGCACCTGGCCAAGGCCGATATTGACTGGGACACCGCCACATTCAAAGTGCTGCTGGTTTCCAGCATCCCGACTACGACCGACACCACGGGCAACCAGGACACCTGGGAATTCCGCAACGCGATAACCAATGAGATCACTGGCACCGGCTACTCTTCCGGCGGTATCGCGCAGGCGTTCACGCTGAATGCGCTGACCCTGGTGGGCGGCAAGCAGACGATCACCTGGACCAACATCAGCAATGGCTGGACCGGTTCCACATTCTCGGCTGTCGGGGCAATCATTTACCTGAACACCGGATCGTCGGCTACTGACATCCTGTTGCATTTCGTCGATTTCGGCGGGACAGTTAGCTGTTCGTCGGGCAACTTCAGCATCACGTACAGCAACACCTTAGACATCACGGTGTAACGTATGCTGCTTCTCACCTCCACCAGCGACATTGTCCGTCTGGTCACCGGAACGGCCACTTCAACCATCGAGGTTCACACCTCGTATGTGGACGTCAGCGGGTCCACGATCACACCTGGGCGAACCAACACCCGTATCACTACGGCCACCACTACGACCATTGTTGCCAGTCCTGCCGGGTCCACCCAGCGCAACGTGAAGGCCATCTACGTCACCAACAACAGCGCGGGCACATCCTGCGTGGTTGGGGTGGAGCACTTTGACGGCACCAACAGCGTCGAGCTGATGCAGTTCGTGCTTCTGCCCGGTGAAAACATGGGTTACCGGGAAGATGGGTCTTGGGTGCACAGCGACCAGAACGGCGCGGAGTATCCCCCCTCTGGCCTGGGCAACTACGGCGGCAAGTCGATCCCGTTCATGAAGACTTCGACCGCGACCGACGTGGCGGGGTGCTGGTACTGCACGAGCAAAGACGCGGGCTACCCCGGAGCATGGGCGCCAGGCACACCGGGCGTGAATGGCCGGGCGACGGATGGCACCACTTCCGGGGACTATGGCTGCATTCCCATTCCCAATGCGGCGACTGGCGGCAACTACCTGACGGCTCTGGAGATGGCGAGCAGCGTCAACCACACCAACGACTTTTTCGATTGCCTGTGGGTCAATTCTGGTCTGGTGGTCACCACCACGACCGAGCAAACACTGACCACGCCGACCTTGCCCGCGCGGGACATCAACGGCACCACCAACGGCGAAGGCTGCACCATTGCGCTGCTGATTACTGCTGCATCCACGCTGGCGGCTGCGGGGGCCAACTTGACCGTCCGCTACACCAACAGCAAGGGCGTGGCGTCAAGGGTTGCCACGCTGTCGGCCATTGCGGGGTCGCAAGTGCCTGCAACGCCAGTCATTGGCACCATCGTGTGGTTCCAACTGGCCGCGGGTGACACGGGCGTGCAGTCGATCCAGGGCATCACGCTGGGCACGTCCATGCTGACCGGCTCGATCAGCCTGATGATTTGCCGCGACATATCGACCATTGGTACGGCGGTTGTGAATGTTTCCACGCCCAAGCTGATCGGTTCACCCGGCATCCGGCTCTACAACGGCACGTGCTTGCTGCACAACATTCTGAGCAGCGCGACCACGGCCACGTTCTTCAGCGGCTCGCTGACAGTCATGGAGAAATAGCCATGAACCGCCCACTCCTTTCGTTCTGGGTTGGCTACTTCGGTCTGCTGGCCTGCGTTGCTTATTGGGTGCTGACATGACACTACTTGAAGAAATCCAGGCCAAATGTTCGCTGGAGGTGATTGCCAGCCGGGACCACCAGGTCATCGCGGATACGGTCAACGTGGGACGCACTAAGGCGAGCAACACCGAAATTGGCAACGGCACGATTCTGGAAGTGCTGGGCCTGGTGCTGGGGTCGCAGGTGCTGGATGTGATCTATGCGACACCGGCCTACAAGTACGTGGTTCCACTGTTGGAGCAGGGCAGACTTCGCATCGGCTCTGCTGTGGCGCAGGGCGCAGTGCAGGCGTTTGTGACCGGTGGGTTGCTGACGCAGGAAGAGGCGGATCGTGTCAAGGTGCTGGGCACTGTTCCAGACCCGATCAGCGAATTCGACGTGCGCTGTGCGCTCTATGCCGAAGACGGCACTTTTCTGGGGTAAGACATGGCCGCGACAAAAACCGCAAAAACACTCGACACATCGGCGTCACTCGCCGCGGCCACGTCTCGCAACGCGACCGAGTGGAATCTAAGCACGGCATACGGCGGCCTCGCGACGGTCAAACTGACGAACGGCGCGACCGCGCCGACGACCGCGCCCGTCGTCAAGTTCTACGTCGGCGAGTCGACCGGGACTAAACGCTTACTCTATACCGCGTCGGGCGACACGGTTAACAATTCAGTGACGGACCTCGTTTGTGAGATCCCCGCGTCCGCCATGTTCGTGAATATCACGATCACCAACGGCGCGACGAACGCGATAACGGCCGAAGCCTACGGGCAAGAACTAACCACGATTTAAGGCGCTATGGCTACACGTTATAGCCAGCCGCAAAGCGGCGCCCGGATCGACTGGTCGAACCCGCTTTGCCGGGGTTTAGCCTTTGTGTCGGTGGGCGACAACCCGGTAAGCCTTGTAACCGGAGGCGCGGGTACGCTAGTGGGGACGGTATCAAAAACCGTTGGGCTCAGTGGTAAGTGCCTACAAACAGTTCACGGTGCGGCTAACCGTATTGACTACGCTAACGGGTGCATCCCAAGCACAAACGGAGAGATTAGCTTCGGGTCAGTGTTCATGTCTGTGGCCGACACCGGGGCGCTACAGTACCTCATCAACAGGGATGCATTCCAGAACCTGTTTACGCTGCGAAGTGCGTCCATGTACTTGCAGATCACATGGAACGGAGTAGGAATTGTCTACGGGACAGTGCCAGCAGTTGCGGGGGCTTGGAACGTAGGGTCGGGGTCTAGCCCAACTGTGGGTAATACCACTGGCGGGAAGATATACGTCAACGGAAACAATGGGATTCAGTCCAGCACGGCTGGGGCAATAGGCTCCGCTGGCTCCCCTATAGTTCTCCTCAACGGGCGCGTTTCTGACAACCTACGACAGCTAAACGGGGCGCAGGCGCTATCTGTTAGCTGGAACCGTGTGCTGTCTGACGCTGAACATGCGTCGTTCAACGCGAACCCCTGGCAAATCTTCCAACCCGCAAACCGGCAACTGTTTGTGCCGTCAGCCGGTGCGCCTGCCGGCGCATTCCTCGGCTGGTTCGACGGCGAGCTGCGCCCTGATGGCTGGTTTGACGCTGAGCTGCAGGCGGCTGGGTGGTGGGATACGGAGATTATTCAGACTGCGGGGGGTGGAGGTGGTGGCTCAGACGGATTTGCAACTGGCGCCTTCTCTGGCATCGCGCTGTCTGTACCTTCTGCAACAGCCACAGGAACATTCAGCGGGTTCGCAACTGGTTCAGTGAACGGACTTTCGCTATCACAAGTTGCAGCAACGGCAGTGGGGACGACAAATGCTACGGCCACTGGTTCAGTACCAGGCCTGGCGTTGGGAATTATTTCTGCAACTGCCTCCGGAACGACCAATGGATCAGCCTCTGGTTCCCTGGTAGGGATTACGCTAACAACCATAACGGCAGCAGCGTCCGGCACTACCGATGGCTCAGCAGTTGGATTGCTGCCAAGTGTCGCGCTTTCATCAGTTTTGGCCACGGCGAGTGGCACTACGGATGCAACAGCAACTGGCTCAATACCTGGTGTAACGCTCGCAGCGCCAACAGCTACGGCATTCGGCACAACGTCGGGTAATGGCAGCGCCACCGGTGCAGTTGCTGGCCTCACGCTCAGCACGATCGCGGCCACTGCGCTCGGCACTGCAAATGCAACCGCCAGCGGTTCCATTGCTGGGGTCACACTGGGCACCGTATCTGCTACGGCATCAGGCGGAACCGATGGCACCGCTACCGGGGCTCTGGTTGGTTTGTCGCTCACTCCCCCGTCTGGCTCTGCTGCGGGAACGGACAATGGCCTTGCTATTGGCGCCCTCCCTGGCATTGCGCTGGCACCCGTATCGGGAACTGCTTCAGGTACAGCCAATGCAACGGCCTCCGGGGCATTCGCTCCGATCTCTCTGGGTGTGCTTACCGGCACTGCGACAGGTGGCGCAAGCTCCTACACCATCAGCGACACCCGGGCCAATCTGATCTACGAGATTGCATTGCTACATGGCCTTGTTCCTGGCAACCCACTGGTGGTGTCGCCCACGTCGCGCACAGCCGGGGCTGTGTCGCAGACCATCACGGGAACGGACACGGTGACGATGACGACCACCTCAAGCGATGTGCTGCACGGCAGTCTGGACGCCTGGATTGATGCGCTGGCTGCGATCCATGGGCTGACGACACCGCTGGTGGTCACAGCCACAGGGCGCACAGCCGGGTCCATTGCGCAGACGCTTGACACAGTGAGCGGAACCACTACGGTGACCAGCATATGAGTCTGACACCGCGCCTGGTTGCCATTCAGGGTATTGGTTTCTCCGCCATAGAGCTGGCCGTGCAGGGGCTGCTGGAAAGCATTGACACCACCCCAGTTGTCATATTTCGCGCTGGGGTGAGCGCACGCCGCGGCGGCGGCCCAGATGCCAATCTGAGCCTGTCCGACTACCTCAAAAAATTCGGCCGCTCCACGGACGCACCAGTTGCCAGTGCGTCCCGGTCACCCGTGCAAACGTCTGCACAGCTTGCAATCCAGGCCCGCAAAAGACGCCAGCGCCGTGAAGAAGAAATCTTTGCACTTGCAGATTTCTAAATAGTCGTTTCACTTTGCCCTATTTGAAACAGCCGCTTTTTGGGACAGTCAGCTCCCATGAAGCTACTCGATGTACTCACCGCGCCATGGGCCATAGAGCCAGCCAAGCTGCTTGAGATCCAGGCCATCTATGCCACCCACCTGCGCGGCGACAAGATCGACATAGCGGGGGTAGAGGCTAAGCTGGGCCGTCCACTGGCCAACGAGCCAAAGCCCTACACCATCCAGGACGGCGTGGCCATCATCCCGGTTGAAGGCGTCATCGCCAAGCGGGCCAACCTCTTCAGCCAGATCAGCGGCGGTGTCAGCACCGAGCTGGTGGGCCGCGACATCAAAGACGCGCTGGCCGACCCCGCTGTGCACAGCATCATCCTGGCCATCGACAGCCCTGGTGGTACCGTGGATGGAACCACCACCCTGGCCGACCTGGTAGCCGGTGCCACCAAGCCCGTTGTCTCGCTGGCCAGCGGAACTATGGCCAGCGCCGCGTATTGGATTGGCTCCGCCGCCAACTCCATTTTCATCACCGACAGCACCACCGTGGTCGGGTCCATTGGAGTGGTCGCCACGCACCAGGACGTGTCCAAGGCGCAAGAGCAGCAGGGCATCAAGACCACCGAGATTTTTGCCGGCCAATACAAGCGCATTGCCAGCAGCTACGCACCCTTGAGCAAAGAGGGCCGCCAGACCATGCAGGACCAGGTGGACTACACCTATTCGCTCTTCGTTTCGGCAGTGGCTAAACAGCGCGGCGTGTCTGAGGAAACCGTGCTCAAAAACATGGCCGATGGCCGAATTTTCATTGGGCAGCAAGCCATTGATGCCGGGTTGGTGGACGGTGTTTCCACCCTCGACGCATTGGTGCAGCAGCTCAACCAGGACCGCACCAGCGGCCCTTCCGCTGGACGCCCTGGCGCCCAAACCAACCGCGCCGGTGTTGCGCACGTTCCAACCCACTCACTACAAGGAGCAGCAATGCCCATTACCCGTGAACAAATTGCCGCCGAAGCACCCGAAGTGCTCGCGGCCATCCAGCAAGAGGGTGCCACCGCCGAGCGCGAGCGCATCCAGTCCGTAGAAGCTCAGGCTATCCCCGGTCATGACAAGCTGATCGCCGCGCTCAAGTTCGATGGCAAGTCCACCGCAGGCGATGCCGCCATGGCCGTTCTGGCTGCTGAAAAGCAAACCCGCAACGCCGCTGCCAGCGCCCTGGCAAGTGACGCACCCAAGCCGCTGCCACTGGTGCCCGCTGCCGCTATCGAACCCAAAGCCGACGGCGCAGGCAAGACACGCCAGCAAATCGCCAGCGAGGCGCAAGCCTACGTAGCAGCCCACCCCGGCACTGACTTCATTGCCGCCGTCAAACACGTTCAAGCCCAAACCGTTCAAGGAGCCTAAACCATGGCCGCAACCGCAATTTCCCATCTCATCCTGGGCCTCACAGCAGGCGCAGCAGTCGCCCAATTCCAACCTATGCAAGCCAGCGGTGCCGTTGCGGTAGCTGCTGGCAATGCCATCGGCTTCGCCACCGTAGCCGCCGCCTCTGGTGCCCGTGTTCCCGTGGCCGCTGGTGGTACCGCTGTCGCCATCGCAGGTGCGGCAATTGCCGCTGGAGCCCTGGTTGAGGTGCACACCACTGTCACCCAGGTGGTCACCAAGTCTGCTGGCGTGTCCATTGGGCGCGCGCTCACCGCTGCTGGTGCCGCTGGCGACCAGATCGAAGTGTTCCTGATCCCCAACTGATCAGCCGCAGCACCCACTAAACCCAATTCAGGAGTACCCACATGCCCCAAATGACCCTCTCCCAGGCCCGCGTCGTTGATCCGGTCTTGTCCATCGTAGCCCAGGGCTACAAAAACAGCGCCATGGTCGCTGAAGCCCTGTTCCCCCGCGTGCCAGTGGCATTGCGCGCGGGCAACATCATCAGCTTTGGCAAAGAAGACTTCATGCTGTACGGCACCGCCCGCAGCCCTGGTGAAAACACCAAGCGCGTGCAGTTTGGCTACACCAACGGCACCTACGGCCTGGTGGACTACAGCCTGGAAGGCCAGCTGCCCATCGAGAACATGCAAGAGGCCCAAAACGGCCCCGGCATCGATATGTCTGGCATGACCGTGCGCAAGACCGTTGGCATCATGGACCTGCGTCTTGAAAAGCAAGCCGCTGACATTGCCCGTACTGCTGGCTCTTACGCAGGCTCCAACAAGATCACCTTGTCTGGAACCGGCCAGTGGTCTGACTACACCGGCACCAGCAACCCCATTGGCGTGGTCGAGACTGCCAAAGAAGCGGTGCGCGCAGCCATTGGCAAGCGTGCCAACACCGTAGTGCTGGGCGCTCTGGTCATGAGCAAGCTCAAACACCACCCCGTGGTACGTGACTACTGCAAATACACCGGGCGCGACGTTGCCACTGCCGAGCTGCTGGCCGCACTGTTTGACGTCCAACGCGTCATTGTGGGCGATGCTATCTACAGCAACGACGCTGGCACCGCCTTCACCGACGTCTGGGGCAAAGACGTGGTCGTGGCCTACACCGAGCTGGGCAGCGTGGCCGACATGGGTGCACCATCCTACGGCTACACCTACATGCTCAACGGCTACCCGCAGGTGGAAGAGCCCTACTACGACCGCAACAGCAAGAGCTGGATTTTCCCGGTCACCCGGGCCGAAGCACCCGTCATGGCATCCGCGTCCGCTGGTTACCTCGTAACCAACGCAGTGGCTTAAGCCTTCAGAGCAGCATATGGCAAAACTCACTGCTCTGACCCCCATCAACCACGATGGGAAAGATTACGACGTTGGAGACCAGTTCAACGTGACAGACGAAGCGCAGATCGCCCAGCTGACTGATTGCGGCGCTGCTGTGGTCAGCGGTAAACGCACCAAGGCCGAAGCCACCGCCGAAGCCACTGAGGCCGCGGCAGCCGCTGCAGCCCAGGCAGATGCGTTGGCCGCCACTGAGGCCGCCCAGGCTGCACCAGGGGCATAAACCATGGACCTCGCGGCTGACGTGCCCACATTCTTTACCGACTTCGGGGTGGACGCCACCCTGGATGGCGGTTCGGTGCGTGGCATTTTCGACCGCGACTATGCCCAGGCCTTCGACGGCATTGCCAGCACTGCGCCCGTGTTCACCTTGCCCAGCGCGTCGGTAGGCGCTGCCACCACTGCCAGCCAGCTGGTCGTGGCGGGCAACACCTACCGCGTGCGCAGCATCCAGGCAGATGGCACAGGGGTCACCCTGCTGCTGCTGGAACTGCAATGAACCACCAGCGCCACCTCATCCGTGAAGCCATCGTGGCCCTGCTGGCAGCAGCGGGCACCACGGCGTCCACACGTGTGTACGACACGCCCACCGACCCCCGCACTGTGTTCCCCGCCCTGGTGGTGGAAGAAGACGGCGAAGGGCAGCAGGTCACCAGCACTCTGGGTGGCGGCATGGCGGGCCGCATGGTGGAGCGCACGCTGTCCATCATCATCAATGCCGAGGTGCAGCAGATCGACAACTACGCCCGCGAGCGGGACCAGTTGCTGGCGGCAGTCGAGGCGGCTCTGGCCGCCTCATCCATTGCAGGCGTCAAGTCCATCACACCAGCTGGCTATACCCCCGACCTAAACCCCCATGGCGAGCGCCCCATCGCCCTGGGCCGCCAGCGCTTTGACGTGACGTACATCACCACCCAGGGCAACCCTGCCACCACTTTTTAATTGAGAGACCATCATGCCAATCGCATCCGGTATCGCCAAACAGACCCGCTACAAAGTAGAGGCCACCTTCAACACCGCGCCTGGCGCCGCATCGGCCCAGCTGCTGCGCAACGTCGAGTCTGCCATCCAGCTGGACAAGGACACCTACCAGTCCGCTGAAAAGCGCTCGGACTACCAGATCAGCGACTTCCGCCACGGCATCCGCAAGACTGGTGGCTCCATCAAAGGAGAGCTGTCGCCCAAGACTTATGCCGATTTCATCGCCGCAGCCCTGCGCAAGGACTTTGTGGCCGGCACTGCCATTGCTGCCATCTCGGCAACCATTGCGGTCGGCTCGGTGGTCAATGGTGTGCAGCAGTACACCGTCACCCGCGCCGCTGGTTCATACCTCACTGATGGCATCAAGGCTGGTGATGTGGTGCGACTCAGCGTGGGCACGCTCAACGCAGCCAACATCAACAAGAACCTGTACGTGGTCAGCCTGACCGCCATGGTGCTCACCGTCATTGTGCTCAACGGCGTGGCCATGGTGGCAGAGGGTCCCATTGCCTCAACCACCGTCACCGTGTTCGGCAAAAAGACCTATGTGCCCATCACCGGCCACACTGACAAGTCTTTCGCCATTGAACACTGGTACTCCGACGTTGCGCTCAGCGAGCTGTTCACCGGCTGCAAGATCTCCACGCTCGACATGGGCCTGCCACCAACCGGCATGGCCACGCTCGACGTCGGCATCATGGGCGCAGGCGGCATCACCACCGGCGTGGCGGCCTACTACACGGCCCCCACTGCAGCACCCACCACCGGCATCATGGCGGCAGTCAACGGCGCGCTGTACGTGGGCGGCGTGGCTGTGGCCACCTGCACCGGCCTGTCTATCAAGATCGATGGTGGCTACAGCGGCGACCCCGTGGTGGGCGCCAATGTGATGCCTGCAATCTTCCCGGGCCGGGTCAACATCACTGGCCAGTTCACCGCCTACTTTGACAGCGCCACCTTCCGCGATGCCTTCCTGAACGAGACCGAAATGGCCTTGTCCAGCGTGCTCACCGCAGACAGCACCGCCACCAGCGACTTCATTGCCATCAACCTGCCCCGCATCAAGATGGGCAGCGCCCAGCGCTCGGACGGCGAGAAGGGAATCATCGTCACCGCCAGCTTCCAGGCCCTCTACAACGGCTTGGGCGGTGCGGGTACATCCAGCGAACAGACCACGATGTCCGTACAGGACAGCGCGGCTTAAAGACTGCTGCGCTTTTTTCCCTGGGGCGCGGTGGGGTAGGGGTGGCTGGCCAGTGGCTGGCCACCTTTCCCATAAATACCAGGGTGTGTTTTGACAGGGAAATTTGAAATGTTTGACGTCTCCACCATCAAAGAACTTGAGAGCGCCGTGCTCAACCTCGTTCACCCCGAAACTGGCGTACCCATTGACGCATGGATCGAACTGGCCGGTGCCAACCACCCCAAGCGCAAGGCCTGCGAATTCAACCGCGCCCGCGCCCTGCGTGCCAAGGTCGCCAAGAAGGGCCGCCTGGAGCTGACCGACCCTCAGGATGATGCTGATTACGAAGTCGACCGTTTGACTGCCTGCACCTTGAGCTGGGGCGGTTTTGCCCGCGATGGCAAGGCCATCGAGTGCACACCAGGTGAAGTGCGCGGCATCTACGAGGGAACCGCCTGGATTCGGGCGCAGGCCGTCGAGTTTCTGGGGGACACCGCAGTTTTTTTGCAGAGTACAAAACCAGTCTGACCGAGCGCGTCCAGCATGAAATCCGCCTCAATCGCAAGATGGATGACGGCTCTAGCCGTCGTGATCATCTGCTCGCGGCGGAGGCCGCTGGCCACAACACCGGAGAGCTGGAGCCACGGCCCATCCCAAGCGATTGCGATGTGCTGCTCGACACCTTCTGGGCCCTGCGCCGCAGCGCCGGGAGCAACGGCATGACCGCAGCCGCCATCAGCTACAGCGAGATCCAGGCCTGGCAGGCCCTGAACGGTGTGCAGCTCGATCCGTTTGAGGTCGATCTCATCTTCGTCATGGACCATGCCGCCCTGGTGGCCTTTGCAGAACAGAAAAAGAAGTAAACCATGGCCACCACCGTAGGCGACATCGCAATCGACATCCGCGCCAAGATGGACCGGCTCCAGGCCGACATGGACGAGGCCAAGGCCAAGGTCAAGGGCGGCATGAACGAGATGCAGGCCCTGGCCGGCGTTTTTGCGGGCTACATGGCCGCAATCGGCATTGGCAACCTGGGCGGGCTGATCAACAGCACCATCGAAGCAGCCGCAGCCCTGAAGCACCTGAGCGAAAAGACCGGCGCCACGGTGGAGGGCTTAAGCGCCATCAAGTCGGTGGCCAAGCTGTCGGGCACCGACATTGATACGGTCGCCGCGGCGATGAACAAGCTCACCAAGAACATGACGGACACCAGCGAAGAGGCCAAGGGCGCGGCCCAAGGCATCAAGGCGCTGGGCCTCAACTTTGACGACTTCAAGAAACTCTCTCCTGATCAAAGAATGCTCGCTGTTGCTCAGGCAATGGATAAGTTCAAGGAGGGCGTTGGTAAATCGGAAGTTGCAATGCTGCTCTTTGGACAGAAGGCTGGCGCCAACATGTTGCCCATGCTTGCAGACCTGGCCGAAAAGGGCAACCTCAACGGCAAGGTCACTACCGAGCAGGCCGAGGCTGCCGACAAGTTTGAGAAACAGCTGATCAAGCTCAAGAGCGGCATGGAGGGCATGGTGCGCTCGGCCGTTTTGCCACTCTTAGAACACCTCTCATTGCTCGGGCCACTTCTCAAGTTGGCAGGTGAACTTGTCGCGGCCTATGTACTGATCTTCGTTGCAATGCCTGCAGTCTTGATGCTGGCGAAGGGCGCATTCGATGCCGTGATGCTCGCAATGGTCGAGACTGGCACCGTGGCTGGCCTGATGAATACCACCATCATGAATATTGGGCCTACTTTTGCTGAGTTGACGGCAAAGTTTGGCGTCATGAAGACTGTCATGTTGTCCGGGTTTGGCATCTTGGCTGCTGCCTATGCCGGATGGGAATTCGGGACCATGCTGAGTGAACGGTTCATTCAAGTGCGCCTGGCAGGCGTCGCCATGGTCGATGGCCTGATGACTGCCTGGCAGTACCTCAAATACGGAGCCGAGGTGGCATGGCTTGGCATCAAAGCCGCCGCCGGATCGGCGCTGGAGTGGGTGGGCAGCGCCATGGCCACGCTGTTGGAAAAAATGGCGGGCGGCTTGAATTTTGTTGGCATGACCAACGCGGCTGAAACTGTCAAAGGCTATGCCGACGCCTTGCGCGAGACCACCACCAGCGCCACGGACTTCACCACCGAGCATGCCGCCCTTGAGGCTGGCCTTGCCAGTGCCGTCGCCGGTGTGCACGCCATCACCACCGATATGGCCGATGAAGCCATTGCACAGTTCAACTCCGCCAAGGCCACCAACGCCAACGGCGATGCCAAGGCTGCCCTGGTAGTGCCCACCGCCAAGGCCGCCAAAGAAGTGGGCAACCTCAAGGACAAGATTGCCGAGGTCATCGGGAAGCTCGACGACGAGTATTTGATGTTGCACATGACTGCGCAACAAGCCGAGATTTACAGAAAACAAAAAGAAGCCGGAGTCGTTGCGCTGTCGGCTGAAGCCAAAGCCATCGCGGCTAAGGTCGTCAGAAATATGGAAGAAAAGGCCGCTATAGATGCGGTCAAGAAAGCCATGGACGATGCCACCAAGTCCATGGAAGCCTACGACGCCGCCAATCTGCGCGAAGTAGTCACCATCTCCGACGCCATCAAGGCCGAAGAATTCCGCATCGAGACCCTGGGCATGAGTCGCGCCGCCGTGGAGGCACTCAAGCTGGTCAAGATGGAAGACGCCATGCTGGACGCTCGTCGTGCCCAGGATGACCCCGAAATCAAGCGCCTGCAAAACCTGATCGAGTGGCAAAAGAAATATGCAGCCACCGTGGCCCGGGGAGACGTTGCCGACGCCAATAAAAAAATCGCGGACGACACCGCCAAGTGGTGGCAAAAGACCTATGACGACGTGGAGAAGTCCCTCACCAATGCACTGATCAACGGGTTTGAAAAAGGCAAGAGCTTTTGGGACTCGTTCAAAGACTACATCGTCAACGGTGCCAAGTCCATGCTGGTCAAGATTGCGGTGCAACCCATCATGGGCGCCGTTGGCAGCATGTTTGGCATGGGCAGCACCATGGCCGGCGGATCGGGCGGCGCTGGAGGTGGTGGTGACAGCATGGGTATCCTTAGCACCCTGTTCAGCGCCGGTGGCGCCATCTCCGAAGGCATCACTGGCATAGGCGCCGCCATGATGAATGGCCCCTTGAGCTCGATCCTGGGCGACATGGGTGCATCGCTGGTAGCCAACTCGACCGCTATCGCGGGCGCTATTCCCTACGTGGGCGCTGCCCTGGCGGCGGTGGGCTTGCTGAAGAACGTGATGGACTACAAGGTCGAAGCTACCGGCAACGCCCTCACTGCCACTGTCGGCTCCACCGGCGTGCTCAACGGCAAGGTGGGCACCCGGGCGGACTTCACGCAAACCGGTGGCTTCATGGGTGGTGGCGTCACCAAAAACTCCAGCTGGGGTGTGGCCGACGCCGGCACCACCGGCTATATCGACGCCGCCGTGCGCAGCGTGACCGCTGCGAATGCCGCCTATGCCGCAATCCTGGGCCTTGACGCCTCCGCCCTGGACGGCTTCACCAAGGCGCTGGACATCAACACCACCGGCATGGATGCCGCTGCCGCGCAGACCGCCATCAACACTGAGGTGAACAAGTTCGGCGCCGAGCAGGCCGCAGCCGCTTATGGCGAGGTGTTGGCCCAGTACACCAAGACCGGCGAGACCGTGCAGGACACGCTCAAGCGGTTGGCAAGCATTGAGATTGCTTCCAGCGCCATCAATGAGCTGGGCGGCGTATTCAGCCGCGTGGCAACGCTGGGCATTGAAGGGCGCGACAGCATGTTCGCGCTGGCCGGTGGCATTGAGGCGTTCATCAAGAAGAGCAGCGACTTTGTCAAGGACTACTACAGCAAGGACGAGCAAAGCGGCATCCAGGCGCGCACGGTGCTGGCCCAGCTCAATGCGGCCGGTGTCACCGACGCCAGCCAGCTGAGCAACAAGGAAGAATTCCGCGCGCTGGTGGAGTCGATCGACGTCTCCAACCAGTCGGGCCGCGAACAGCTGAATGCGCTGCTGACGATCGCGCCGCAGTTTGCCCAGGTCAGCGAGTATCTGAAGTCCAACAACATCGACCTGGGCGACCTGGCCGCGCTGGCCCCCGCCATTGCTGCGCTGGATCCACTGTTCCAGCAGAACAACGACGCCGCCACGTCCAACGCCACCGCCGCCGCCGACGCCACCACGGCCAGCATCCAGGCCACAACCGACGCGGTGACTTCCGGCACCAATGCCGTGGTGGCTGCTGTCAACAACGTGGCCGCCACTGTGGCCGCAGCGGTGCGCGATGGCATGGCCGTAGCCAACGCAGCCAACGCGCAGGTGGGCAGGGCGCTAGACGATATTGCTTCCTCCAACCGTTTGGAACTGGCAGGTGGCTGAGCATGAGTGAAATCATCCTCATCGA